CCACTATCGCGGTATTCCTCAAGCATAGCTATAATATCGTTAACAGTCTTTATATCCATGATGTATATGTGCTTTTGTTATTATTGTGGGACTTGTAATAGGCGTCCTTGAAGTCTCTGAGTTGTTGTAGGATGGCTTCTTCCTTGCGTTCTCCTATCTTAGTGTCAGCATCTTGGGCCATCTGTTGTGTCCAGTAGGAGACTCCCATAGAAAGGGCATCAAGTCTATCATCATGTGTAAGGGCCCCTTTTTCTCTTGTAAGGCGAGATAGCTGGAACATTAGCTGATACTTAAGCTGTGTCTCGATAGGATACTTCTGGGCGGAGTCGTAGTCGTTCTTGATGACCTTAGGGTCGATAACAAGGCGATGTTGGTTAAGGACTGGTTCCAGGGTATCTACTATTCGCCGTTCCTTTTGGACGTTATGTCGGATTTCCTCGATGGTGCAGGGGTAGATCTTGGTGAGATAGGGCTTAATGATCTCCACAAACATGCCGTCACCGAAGTTACTTTCCACCACAATAACATTAACCTTGTTCATCTTGGCCTTCATTGTTAAGACCTTAAGAACCTTTTCGTCGTATCCTCCTTGCATACCACCGGCATCAGTAACATACAGGTAACCATTAAGCATCTTGACGACAGCCCAAGAGGTCTCGTCTTTACCACGGCCTGATGGGTCAACAGCAAGGACACTTCCGGTATAAGGCACGTGGTCACCTACAAGCTTCATAGGACGAAAGAAGCGATCCCCGGTGAACCCGACGTTAGGCACAGTGCTGTCCCAAGCGTTCTCCGGGACTTGCGCCCACACAAGCTTTTCGGGTGCCGTCTCGTTATCAAGATCCATAACAATCAAGTCATTGATCTTTAGGGGATAGCGGTCCAAGTCAGACAGCTTAGGGTCCAGCATGAACTGCATGGCGAACCCTGACTTACCATAGGATGCTTCACGTTCGGCTAGGTCGATGTCACCAAAGCGTGTGGGTTCGGTAGGTTCCCCTACATTGTCATCATCAATACAGGAGTCAGCTATGCTTCCCTTGTAGATCTTTTCGGACTTATCTTTTGTTACCTTCTTTGCGGGCCACACGCGCATCTCGTAGTCACGCTCAAGCATCTTGTTATAGATACTGTCCTCACATTGGGGTGTCCCAAGGAAAAGGATGCGACTGTTGTCCTCAGGCTTAAGGATAGCTTCGAACTCCTTGACTTGCTCTGAGAGCTTGTCACGCATCGACTGGGTGGCTGAGTTGTTAGGGACTTCTACGTCATCAGCAACAATGATGTCAGCACGGGAGCCGGTAAGCTGGGATGTTATACCAAGGGACTTGACCGAGGGAGCGTGGGATGCTTGGGCTGGTCCGACATCAAAGGAGATCTTAGAGAAGCGTTGTTTGTCTCCGGGCATCAGGTGAGCCAACACGGGCATCTCATGGATCAACCTAAGGGTGAACGTGGAGAAGTCATCAGCGCGGTTCTTGGATGCTGAGACAACAAGGATGTTCTTTTGTGGATCTAGGAGTAGTTGGTGGACTACAAAGGCAGAACAGATCCATGACTTACCGACACCTCGGAACCCTTGGATAACACCTCGTCGTGGGCCGTTTTGCATCCACTCGGCTATCTCGTATTGGATAGGTGTGGGTGCGGGTAGCGAAAGGTGGTTCCATGTCATCCAAAGGAAGTTACGGAAGTCCTTAAGCTGTGGCGGAAGGTCACTCATTCATTAACAACTTTATCAGTCGCATCTTCGAAGGGAAGCAAATTTACAAGTGCCTCCAAGGGTGAGTCCTTAGTGATGCTTGCAGTGATGTTATTGTCCTTAAGTAACTGACGTGCAGCGTTTAACAAGGCCGGAGGTGCTTCACCGCTGTTGATTTGGTCGATGAATGTGTCGATGAGAAGGTCTTGTAGACCCTCCATCTTTATGCTTCGTTTTTCGTCGCTCATTTTTGTTTATTCTTTAAGAGGTGTCGTATCTTTATTAACATATAGATCAACGTGGAGAGTCCTACTGCAATAGCCACAGTGGTGTTAACTTGTTCAAGTGTTATATTTGCAATCAATCCGGTGATACCTACTAAGGGTGTATTGACTGAGGAGTTCATGTCTTGTGTTAGCTAAGGGTGCTTCCGAAGACAACGAAGTCTAGGGATGATCCTGTCTCGTCACCCGGCGTTCCGACAAATAAATTAAAACCAGAGACGCTCTTGTTTGAGACCATTACGGCATTGCTTTCAATGTTAGTCCCGACAACTCGCGTTGCGATTACTACATAATCTGTGCTATCAAGGGCTGTCGCAAAGGTAATAGCCCGCACGTTTGCTGAAGGTTCGGTTACCGATGTCACGTTAAAGGAGCCGCTTGCAATCGTTGGTGTGTTTCCGTCATAACTTATTGATCCATAACATCTTGGAGAGAATGGACTATACCTAAGAACGTCAGGTGTTATTGGGCTGGATGCTGCTTCCGTCTCTACGGCGGCTTTAACAGCCGAAGCTGATGCGTTTGAGATCTCGGTGTAACCAATACTATTGTCAGCTATCTGTGCGCTTGTGACTTGGTTAGCTCCGATCTTCGCTGATGTTACACAGTTAGCTGCAAGTTCATCTGATCCCACCGTGCCATTCTGGATCTTAGCGGCGTTAACAGCATTGTCTGCAATCTTTGCGTTAGTGACTGCGCTGTTTAGTATGCGTGATTCAGTCACAGCGTTTGCGCCTATCTTTGTTGCGGTCACGGCTCCGGTCTCAAGCATATTTTCAGTAACAGCTTGAACCCCTGCGCTTGTGGCGGCGGCATCTTCAGCCATCTCCTGTGCGGCAAATAGACCTTGCTTATAGGCGGTGTCGAGATCTCCTTCACTTAGCACAGCACCTGACTTGAAGTCAATCGCAGGCACCACTGAGGTCGTTCGGTAGATTCTTATTTTTGCTCCCGAGTCGCTGAGTTGGCTGATCTTTGTTAATAGACCCCAAGAGGAGCTAGTGCAGGTAACGGTCTTTGTATCAAGGTTTAAGGTGAAATCGCTGTCCTTTACAAGGCTGACTCTTTGGTTGCTGGTGTCGATTCCGACAACCGATAGATCATCAACGCTTAACACTTCAAACCCATAGGTAAGACTCTGAGGTGCGGTTGATACGGCTTCGGATAGATAGAATGATAGTCCACTTGTGATAGGCATGGTGTTTTATAAGGTTGGGATAGGGTTTCTAAGTTGTCTTGTCTGTTGTTTCAGTGTGCGAACCTTTTGTTCTAGTTCTGGGAATTCAGGTAGAATTTTACGGCGAGCCACTACACGGTAACGAGTGATGATCTGTTTTGTTAAACGGACTCTTGGGTCTTCAGTTCCAGTGACACCGGCTTCACGTCCGGCAAGATAATTCTGTTCAACTGCTTTAAACATCTTTGACTTAAACAAGCCTTTTAATGAGTCTCGTAGATTACGACCTCCAAGTTCAAGAGTTGAAGTTTCTTCTAGGAATCGGTCATAAGCTTGTCTTCCGTCTTCGTTATAGAAGTCCCTCATATTAGTGTCCTTGTGGTTAATGAAGTTATGAGGAGGCATTGAGAATCCGTATAACATATCTTGGATCTTAGCATCGACAATGTCGTTTCGTTTACTTGAGATGTAGATTGGGTTAGCAATACCGGCAACTCCCAGTGGGTTCTGTTTGTAAACGGCTTCACCAAGGAAGGTCCGTTTGGGTGGTATTTGTTCACTTTTAATTGGAAGCTTTCGTAGAATTGCGTCAACAATAGTTCGATTCTCTCGGATCAAGATTTCGTTATCGTAGTTCTTCATCTTATCGATAAACATCGGAACTGCCATACCGGCTCCGACATCTTTAAGAGTCTTTGGTATGTAAGTCTCTGGATCGGAAAACACATTAAGGACGTTGTTAAGTCCTCTAAGGAATGACTTATCGGTCATGTTTTCAACTATAGCGTAAGACAGGCCGATCATGGATTCACTAAGTTCTCCTTCGCTTTTTGGGTTCATGTCGGCAAACTCGGCAATATCAGCAACAATCCCAATCATCGTGGCAAACGGATCTGCTCTTTGGTAGCTATAGTAAGTGTTATTGCCTTCTTCATCAGTTGTAACAAACGAGTAAGGTTGCCATCCCGTTGCTTCTAATGCTTGACGTTCGGCGGGGTTACGTGGTCCTCCTCCTGTTACGGCATCCCGGTTACTACTAGCGTAATACATTAACGCACCTGAGGACGCAACAGCCGTTGCAAGTCGTCCCCTGTAGGCTGCCTGTTCAATCGGGCCTAGTTTAGCAAAGTCTAGTCGGGCTTGTTTTGTGCCTTTGAAGATTCTTGGCGCAATGTCCTGTAATATGACACCGGGTAATGTCCTTCTCCAACCGAAATTCAACACTTGCATAGGAGTGTTAACAAAAGGAAGCAGGAACTTTGTTACTGGAATGTGGTCTCTTAATTGGTTAAGGATGTTAGTTATAGCTCCAGGTTCTCCTGTAAATGTAGTTTCCCGTGCAAAATCCTCCGCTCGTCTTGCAAGTGTGTCCATCTCGGTGAGGTCGTTTCCAATCTTACCCATCTCCTCTTGCATGTATTCTAGGTGCTTCCGTCCTATCGCATTCGGGTCAGTCTCATCAAATCCTTTATCAAGAGCTTTCTTTGCATAGGCTTTCATCATCCGCTCTTCTGAAAACAATGAACCATCTTCGTTATACATCTTACGAACATTCTTATCAATGTATGCAGCCAGTTCGTCACCTCTTAAGTTCTTTCCGATCCCTTCCATCTTGTAGTGAGTGTTAAGGTAGTTATCGACCGCAAAGGTTTTGTTAATAACATCAACCCCTCCGTTAATTCGGAATGGTAGCCGAGTAAGAAAGTTGATGGTATTCATGATAGGGACCATAGGCTCCGCAGAGAAAAAGCTGTCTTTCTTAAAGTTACTTGAGTGGAAAGCTCCTAAGGATTCGCCTGTGACTTCTGGGTCCATTGATCTGGCTCCACCAAGTAACGTCTCTGTGTCGCTTTTAATAGACATACCTCCCATGTGTAACGCTTTGCGAACACTGCCAAACATCGAGTCCATGCTCATTGTTGCTTTTAACAAATCCGTGTTTCCCGATAGAAGTGCGCCAGTTGCTCTTTCAATCTTCATCAAGTTACGCGACAAGACAGGGGAAAGACCGTTCAAGACAAACGACGGGGGACCGCTAAGGATGCTTCCCATAAACCATTGAAGTCCTGCGTCTAGGAATTTCGTCCACCCAGAACGCTGTGTAAGCTTTGCTGCCATGTGCATCACCGCGTCTTCTCGGCCCTCTTGTGCGGCAAAGTAAAGCCTTTTGGCAAAGTCCCGAGCGCGTTTAGATCCAAGATTCTGGTCAACAAACGTGTCATACAGCTTCTTGGTTGTTACCTCGCTTATTTTAATGCGCTCGTTGAGTTCCGCTGCTTTCTGTTTTGTTTTCGTTTTGAGACGAGTAGTAGCATCTGTGATGTCTTTACCTTTGCCTTTAAGACGTTTAATCTCGGCTCTAAGGTCTTTGAGTTCTTGAGCGTCTGTGAGATCCTTTTCTTTTACCTCAAGTTCTTTCTTGATTGCGTTAGATCGAGGGTCATCAGCAGGTTTAGTTTCGAGGTCTTTGATTTCCTTTTGCCGTAACTCTAAATCTTTTTTAAGTTTGTCGATCTCTGCGGCCTGTTCATCAAGTTTCGTTTGGTCAGCATCTATCCGAGTTTGTAGGTCTTCACCGGAGATGATGTCTAACTCCTCGTCAATGTCAGTTTTAAGGTCTTTTGCATCGGCTTCTAGTTTAACACGTGCATCGGCATTCAAGTTGTTTTCTTTAAGGAACGCTTCGCCATCCAAAGATGCTTTGTATTTATCTCCGAGCTTTGTTGTTAACAGATCAAACGCCTTGCCGATGTTTGTTGATTTACGTTGAGATAACAACTTACTTGCGCCAGTTCCTAAGACCGAGTTGTAAGCCATGTAGTTACGGAACTGTGCATTCGAAGTAGTCAACTGCATCTCCAACTCTTGGATTCTTACTTCATCTAAACCAGAATCAACTCCATCAGAAATCTGCTTGGCAAGGGAAACTTGTTTATTCTTAGCCGCGTGCATCCCGTGCATTGTTACCTGTTGTCGTAACATTAGGTTACTAAAGGTTGCCATTACTTCGGGATTGTTAAGGTCAGCCGTCTTTAGGATGTTAAGGTATACATCAGGATCTCCTCCGTAGATTGTTGACCTTGCAATAGCTTCCGCAATCTGTCCTTCGATGTCTTTGGATGACATGAATTGAGGTTGGTTAACTTGCAGTTGGTCAGCGGTTTTCTTTACTAACGCGTCGATGTCGGCGAACTCTGAAGCGTCCCCGAGTTCTTTAAGGATGCGTGAACTGCTGTAAAGTGCCTGACTTCCTCCGATAGCGCAGGGATCTGTTGATTTCTTTTCTGGCATATAAGTTATTCTTTAAAGTTTAATTAACAATCAGGGCGGTTAGGAAGGGTATCTGTTGGATCAAGTTCGGTCCGTCCTCCTCCTTGTTGATCAATTTTAGAATTTCTCATTTCATTTATCACTCGTCTAGTCGCGTTAGGAAGCAGTTTATCTACGTTCATCTTTATCTCTATTCCTTCCTTTGTTGCGATCCCGTTCTCAATGAGAGCATCCTTAAGTTCCGAAGCGGAGCTAGTGTATTCATTAAGAGCTTCATCACTTCCATCTAGCTTGCGACCTTTCTTCAAAGTCTTTGCTCCTTTAATTAACACCCCAGCAACTCCAGCTAATGCTCCACCCTCAAGGACGTTCTTCATCCTTCCCTCAAATTCGTTGTCGCTTTCGTCGGACGCTAGGTATTGTGTTATTGCGTTACGAGTAACATCATGGGATGCTAGGAAATCACTCAAGCGTTCTTCGTGTGCATCGAATGATATAAAGTCAGCCGTGACTCCTGTGGTAACTGTCTTGGTAGTCTTTAATAGTTTATCGGATACGTTCAGAAGTTTAGCACCTTTACCAGCCAATCCAGCTACTCCAAGACCTGGAATTAAACCTAATCCGAACTGAGTGATGCCTTCAACAAGACTTCCTACCATACCGTCCGGTCGTTCTACAGTTCGTTCGGACCATTCGTCAGGTAACGCATCACCTAAGGCAAAGTCTGCTAAACCGATAACAGATCTACCGAACCCTTCGAAACCAGAGGCTACACCAGTAAAGAGATCTTCAAAGAATCCGTTTTCTTCTTCATCTGTGTCGGCTGCGTGTTGGTCTAGATGTTCGTAATCAGGATCTACATCCGAGTAACGTAAAGGCGGTTGAGGTGTAGGAGCAAGGAACCGCGTTTGAGCGAACAGTGATTGTGTAGGAAAAAGACTCATGTGTTATTTAATTAAAATATATTCTATTTGGAATCCACTGGTTGTTCTACAGGTTGATCCACTGGACCTCCCTCTCTCGGCTCAACATCATCAACAAACTGTATTCCTTTCTTCTTAAGGATACCGTTATAGCGTTTCATTTGTTTATCCGTTAAGTCTCTACCGTAAGGTATATCATATCGAAATTCCGGCTTTGTCTTGAAGGCTCCTCCAGTATCGTGAACAACAGCCCTTACGTTACGTAGGGTCTTTTTGGCTCCGGTCTTAGGGTCTTCGTAAGGAAGCTCAGGTATAATATACGATTTATTATAAAAAGAAGGACTACCTGCTAGTGTTATATATGCCGATGTTCCGTTAACATAGTCTTGGACAGTTCGAACTAACGCCTTCCCATCAGGACCAGGGCGTGACGACGGATAACCACCCTCCATTTTATCTCCTCCTTTTTGTGGAGAGTATATAGTAATATCACCTTCGGTGCCTGTTATCTTAGCTTCTACGGACTCCTCTTCCTCTTTAAGGTTCGGAGCTACAGTTGCGCTAACAGGAGGACTGCCTTCTTCTTTAGGAGGATCAGTGATTGCTGAGTTCTTATAAAGCTCCTCGTAATCCTCTAGTGTTTTCTCTTTAAATTCTAGCGGCTCAACCAAATCCATGTAGCCACGCTCGGACACAAGTTTCTGCTGTTTCTTCAAGAATGATTGAATCTCGGGTGAGTTGACACTTGATCCTTTTGGAGCGTGTCCGTATTCGGTTGCGATAAAAATTAGGTCTTCAAAGTCGTTTTTTCGGACAGCTTTGTGAACAGCGTTGACATTGAAGATACGTGTTTCCGGTGCGTCCTTCTTTATAAGATCGTCCTCGTAATCAATACTAAAGGGCAATTTCTCCCCTCGGAAACCAAAAAACCCCGACAATCCCCCCACTTCACGGTAATAATGTGTGGCGCTACGTCCTCGGTCGGTGCGTAGGATTTCCATTGGAAGACCTGTGGATCGGCTTTGTTGTATCTCCCAGATTTTAGCTGGAACGTGTTTTGCTTGAGGTTTTTTCATTATTGCAGCTGCTCGGTCTTGTTTCGCTTGTTTACTGTATTTCGTAGAAAGCCAAACCCGATTAAAGTCTAATCGTTGTGTTTCTGTGTTGTTAGCTTTTAATACCTTAACCGCTGCTGGGTCGTTGACCATTTTCCAAGCATTCGCAGTATTTACTGTTTTGGTGGTTTCGTCAGTAACATCCCCTGAGAACGCATTAATAACCCTTTCTGTTTTTGAGTCATATGTTAGCTTTCCGTTTTCTTCTAATGGGTATCCGGATTCCGCTATTTTACGCCTCTGAGCCTCTTGTTCTTCCTCTGGTGACATACGTCCGACTGTTTTATCAGTTGGCTCAACAGCAGCTCCCTTAATAAACCCGTTGTCTCCGGCAATCTTTTTGAATTTCTCGGTGTAAATTTCTTCGTATTGCTCGTTATAGACATCGCGAATCGCTTGAATTTTTTCTTGTGACGAAAGATCTAGGGCTCCATCTTGTAGCTCTTGAAACGGTTTTTCTAAGGCTATGGCCATAGCTTCGTCGTGTGCCTGTCCGGGTAAGGAAGATACGTCGTAAGGCGCGTAGGCATATGGTTTCCCTGACACCTCATCGGCCCCTTCGGTTATTAAGGACTCCATTGCATCCGTAAAGCCATACTTTTCGGCGCGCTCTCGCATGGTAGAAATGGAATTATTGGTCTGTTGATTAACAAAATCCGCTAGACCTAATCCGGTTTGAATCTGAAGTTTCTTATAGTCCGGGCTGGACTTCATTAGCATTGTGGTGCTTAAGAGCCCGTTTCGCGATTGTTCAAGAGAAGTAACTGTGTCTCCTATTGTAGCCAGTAAGTGTTCTATTTCGGTAGACGTGAACTCCGACATTAGCTGTCCTTCTTTGTCTGTTAACGCCGTGCGGAAGGCATTAAGTTTCTCAATACCCGCTTGGAAATCAGCCGGTGAAGAATTCGGGTTGGCGTTAATAGGGGCGGTAATTTGACGAAGGTTTCCCACTATCCACTTATCAATCTTCTTTCTGTTAAAGTCACCTCGCTCGTTTTCCCGTGCTAACTTATCTTCGTATTCTCCTAAGGCCGCTTCAGCGTAAATAAGTTGCTTTATGCCTTCTGGGGATTGCTCAAAAGGTTTGCCGTCAATTTTCAAAGAACCATCCTGCATGGCGTTTAAAACTGCCCCGTATATATCGGTGTCTTCTTGTTCAAGTAACAACCCCATCTTCGACCTAAGTGCATCTACGGCGATCTTCATTGCCTTATCTCGGTCTTCCGTCGCTATGTCTGGGTTTTTTAAAGAGACCTTTAGTGCCTCTTGGACGTTAGCTACATATGCATCAAGTTGTTCGGTTCTGAATTTCTCTGCGGCTACTTTGTGTTGGGCGTCTTCGTGGTTTTCCTTACGCTCATAATCAACAATATCGACATCTACTAAACTAAGAATATCAGTGCCTACATTACTCAACGCCGAGTCCCGTGCAAACTTCTGCTTTCTTGCTTCCGCTGTGGCCGCTGCTTTTGCAGTGAACTCAGGGATAACACCTTCCATCGCTTTGTTGTGCAGGCGAGCGGTGTGAGGGTTAGCGGCTATCTTTTTAAGTAGATCTTGATCTCCGCCGGTAATTGAACTGACAAGTAGGTTTCTCGCGTTCTCCGTAAATACGTCCCCTTCGCCCATCTCAAGAAGTTCTTCGGGGCTTTTGTTATCTATCTGACTGGAGGCGTTTATTATTGATGCTTTAATTGTTGAGTCAAACCACCTCTGATAGACCTGTTCAGCAAACGCTTTGTCTTTACCAAACTGCGTAAGGAATCCTTGAGCTTCCAAGTCGCCTTTCTTTAGTCGGTCAATTACTTGCTCTGTTGTTAACTCGTTGGCTGCTTGTTTTCCTGCGGTCTCTTGGATGTTACGGGCTTGGCCTAATAACTGAGGCATCTGTGCAAGCGCCGATGAAAGCTCGGTAGCTGAGTTCCGGTTTGAATAACCAGGCACTACTACATTGTAGTTACCCATGCGTCCAATAGTAGGAGATACAGGAACCTGACCTAAGTTAAGGTCTACAGGCTGTCTTCCCTCGTTACGGAGAGCGTTGATAAGGTCTTGATTCTTCATGTGTAATTAGTTAGGAAGATCTCCATCGAGTGGTGGTATAAGGGTCTCTCGTCCATTAAGAGGAGCGCCGCTCAGTCCTGTAGATGTTGCAGCGGGTTTAGGAGTAAATGACGGGAAGCCGGGTAACTTAAAGTCCAACCCTTGCATCACCTGTGCTGTTCCTAAAGCTGTCTGGACTCCAGTAAGTCCGGCACTAAGTAGGCTTGCTTGTTGTATCGGCTGGTTGATTCTAAGCTGGTTCATTCGTGATCTAAACGCTTCCTCTTGCATACCGAAGGTGGTCTGTTGTTGTGCTAATGCCTTCTGTCGTTCCTCAGAGAATCCATAACGCGCTTCTTCAGCCCGGAGTTTTCCAAGGGTAACATTAAGCGTCTGTCCCGCTATTCCCGACTCTGTAAGTGCTACTAGCTTGGCCTTAGACTTAGCCTCCATGCCTTTGATCTGTGCGACCTCTTGGCGTTGTGACCTTGCAATTCCCTCCTGTGCTTCTCTCAGTCGCATTGACGTATTAGCACGTTGCGCTCTAACTTGTTCAGCAGCAGAGGCTTGTGCTTGAGCTTGTTCTTGGGCGCTTGCTGCAGCCTGTTGCCCAGCATAGGAGGATACAGCACTTGCTACACCCATAACGAGAGGATTACACATAATTGTTATTTATAAGGAAGAGGGATTGATTTGGAATGAAAGGAAGTCGGTGGAGTCATCATCGGAGAACTCAGCACCACACCACTTAAGCCATCGAATAGCTGTGGTGTTTTGGACGTGGACGTGGTTGA